GAAGACGGCATAGCTCTTACGAGATACTATGCCGACTGTATCGCCAAAGGCGAGCCTCTGATCTGGGAAGACTTTCTGTAACCGAAGGGGAGGCGCTTCGTCATACGCGCCTCCCTATTTTATTCGACTTAAAACAAAGCAATGGACAATATCGAACTGAGAAAATACGCGCTCGAAATCGCGCAGCGGACGACGAAAGACGGCGTAGAGCTTATGGCACGGGCCAATGAGATACTGGCGTTCCTCACGCAGGACGCGTCGGATGAGGCTAACAAAATACGGTTAATCGTTCTTGTTGACAATGGCAATGTATAAGTACGCACTCCGGATGCTCGCCGGAGCAAATCCGCGCGAGGTGATCGCAAGTATGCCCGAAAAGGATTACCGACGCCTGTCTGAGTTTATGAGCGAAGCGAACAGCGCTCTGCCACGACGGCAGCGCCGCATGATGAACCAAGAGCTTGCAAAAAGTGAAAGGAAACGACGTTCACATAGAAAAGTATGACTGGCATCTACGTGTATTTTACGCGGTAACATGCTACCATGTTGACAAAATAATGCTGTCGCTAAAGGACATAGATTGCCCCAAATCGATTCAAAACAGAGTGCAGGAAAATCTTATGCGCTGCGACATGGATACCGGGTTCACGTACTCGAACAAGAAGCTACGCAGCACTGTCATGGTGATCGGGCTTCACTCGTCGCACGCCGAATTCCTGAATTCCTTCGAGCATGAGCTCCGACACTTGGTCGATGACATCGCCGAAACGTTCGGTCTCGATATGGGAGGCGAGCAGGTAGCCTATCTGACCGGAGACCTGAACAGTCTCTTGTGGAAAGATATCCACGAATTCATATGCTGCTGTAACTGTAAAACTTAAGACATGGAACACGAAGAAAAAGAACGGGCCGACAGAATCGCCGACCTGCTCAAGGATTTAGAGATGGAACTGCCTCAGCCAGTATTTGAGTCGATCAGATGCAGATTACTCGATTTGCTACAAGGTTGAATTGTTGGCCGCGAAATTCCGATCCTTTTTCATAGGTTGTAGTGATACCTCATTGACAATACATAGACGGTTACGATTTCCTCATGCACCGAATAGATTATGCGGTGTTCGGAATTTATGCGACGTGACCAATATCCCGCCAGTTCATATTTGAGAGGTTCCGGCTTGCCTATCCCAATATACGGATGTTCCGCAATGTCTTTCAGCAGTGCGGTTATTCTTTTCATTATAACTTTGTTGCCCGACTTTTTCCAATACTCACGGTCTTTTTCAGCCTGTTCAAGAAATACTATTTCCATAGGTCATCGACATTGACAACTTTCCCACGTCCGGCCGCTATTTCCTTTTTGCCTTTTCTTATCACGTTCATCATGGCAGGGGATTTCATGATGTATTCCGTCTCCTTTATCGAGTTGTACTCATCCAAAGAGATTATTACTACACTCGCGTTGCCCGACCGATGCACCAACAAGGGTTCACTATCATTTGTAACCCCGTCAAGATAGCTTTTCAAGCTATTCCTTAATTCTGTGAAATTTGCTGTTTTCATACCTTCGCTACATAAATAGGTACTTAATTCTGTACAAATATACCATTCGAAATTGATTCGTGCAAGCCCTCGTTGCAATTATTTCGGCCCTGCCAATTATCATTTGCGGGCGCAATTATAGCATCATTGCAATCTGTTCCTCTACAGCTTTTTAAATCACTAATTCCGCTGAAAGCTAAAAAACAACGGCAAGACTTGCACAATGTGCAAACCGTTTCAACCTTTGCATTGAGGATACATAGTCGCCAAGCGAAGGTTTTGGCAAAACAATATGGCAAAGGCAAGTCTGACAATCAAACAAGAAAAATTCTGCAATAAGTACCTCGAATGCGGTAACGCATCCGAGGCATATCGTTATGCTTACGATTGCTCGAAAATGAGTGATAATTCTGTTTGGTGTAACGCATCGCAGCTTCTTGCGGACACAAAGGTTGCACAAAGGCTGGAATACCTCAAAAACCACCTTGCAGAAGCTGCCGGCATTACGGCTTTGCAAATCATTCGGGAGCACCAAAAAATCGCCTTCTCCGATGCAACCCGCATTCGTAATGGATGGATGTCGCTTAAAGAGTTCGAAAGCCTTACCGATGACGAAAAGGCATGTATTCGGTCCGTCGAAACAAAACAGACCAAGCGTACCACTCCGATGGGCGACGAGGTGATTGACGAACAGGTAAAAATTACGTGCTACGACAAGCAAAAGGCGCTGGACAGTATTGTGAGTATGCTTGGTTATAACGCACCGGAAAAAATAGCTAATACAGATAGCAAAGGCAATGATATTCCACAGCCTACTTTTAACGTAGAGCGCCTGTTCCAACTGATTCAAGAGGGGAAAAACAATGAATGATTATTCAGCAATCGGCGATCTTCTGCTGAAAGAAGGTAGTTTGACATTTACGGCTGTTATGTTCGAAGCCGTAAACAGACAGCCGTTCCGAATATCTCCTCACCATCGAATCATTTGTCGCAAGCTCGATCAGATTCTCCGAGGCGAGCACCCAACCAACCGGGTAATGTTTAACATTCCCCCGCGCCATTCAAAGACAGAGTTGGCAGTCGTATCGTTTTCCGCGTTAGGATTTGCTATCAATCCTAATGCGGAATTCATGCACCTGTCGAGTAGCGACCAGCTTATCACTCGCAACGTTACCAACGTCCGCAGGCTTATGGCGGATCCGAATTATCGGGCTTTTTTCCCTCAGGTCAAACTATCGAATAATGCTAAAGGGAGCATTTCCACTTCCCAAGGCGGCATCATGTATGCAGCGCCATTCATGGGACAGATTACTGGTTTCGGATGTGGTAAACTGGGAGCAAAGAAATTCAGCGGAGCCATGCTCATTGATGACCCGATGAAAGCTCAGGATAGTTTTTCCAACACTATCAAGGAGCGGATTGGAGAATTATGGACATCTACGTTCAAAAACCGGTTAAACGACACACATACGCCGGTCATCGTCACTGCTCAAAGACTTGCCGAGGATGATTTCTGCGGCTATCTAATAAAAAGAGAAGGTACAATCGATGAAGGCGGCGAATGGGATGTAGTCAGATTTCCGGCAATAGTCGACGAAGGGACGAACACGGAGCGAGCTTTATGGGAA